AAATACCTGGAGGACGGATATTCCACGCAGGATGCCCAAGTCACGAACAGAATTGAATTTTAAAAATGAGCAAAAAAGAAGCACAAGAGCAGTATAAGGTGGAAGCCAAGAATCTCCTGGACCGTTGGTTTTATGAGTCCGATTTGGATGCGGAGGAGTTATCAAGTGCCGCAGTCGAGGCAATCGAGGAGTGGTTGGATGAGGAGGTAATTGGATTTCAACCCGAATGAATGTTTATAAGCCAACAGGGGAGAAGACGGAGAGTTGGCCCCAATGGGTGGGTCGTTTATCCGAGGAGAACCTGGAACTGAAGAAGAGGGTGGAGCAGTTGGAGAGGGAGAATGCGGAGTTAAAGAAACGATGCTGTGATTTATTCAGCGAAGTGATTGAGGCAAAGGCGAGTCATGCAAAGTGAGAGTACCACCGGGTTATCATCCGATGTATTGGAAAAAATACGGGCGAGCGCTACCACTATCAGCGCAAAGATTACCACCGTGCGACTTGAAAAAGTTGGGTCCTCCACCATTGAAATTAAGCCAAGAGAGGTTGGAAGAGATACGGAAGGGTTCAGTGTGGGTAAAAAAGAAATCCCGGTCCAAACGCTCGAAGACGCGATCATCATAGGGATGGAGATACAGGCGAGAGAATGAGGCCCAGGTACGAGACACAGCAGGACCTCGATAATGAGAAGGAGGTATGTGGATTCCTAAGCAAGGTATGGGACTGCGTATTTCATAAGCTCAATCCTATTAAGTACAAGGTGGACTTCCTCATTGAGAAGGGCGACCACTACGGGTGGGCGGAGTTAAAGTGTTTAAATATTAACTATGGGCAGTATCCGTTCATGATTTCGTACAAGAAGATCGAGGCGGCCAAGCAGTTATTCGAGACAAGCGGTAAGAAGTTTACTCTGATTTTCAGATGCAAGGATGCATTATGTTTTCATACATGGGATTTTAACAGAGACTATAAGTTTGAGTTGGGAGGCAGGACGCGAGCAACCCGCGATCCACAGGATATAGAACCAATTTTCCGCATAGATCCAAAGGATTGCACGATAGTGGAGGGTTATGCATGAGGGATTTAGACTTAATGGAAGAGGCTCTTGAGGAGTTTTTAATTGAGGCAAAGGATAAATTCATAGCAGGAGTAAAGGAGCATAACCCCGATGGCACGAAAGGACTATCACGGATGGAGGTACGGGATAAGATAAAGGCTATAAAGGAGGAGATATTTGATCTTTGGTTTTATGTTTACGCCATAGAGAAGGATATAGATGCCTAAGATAACCTACGCAGATGAGGTAGATGCCCACTTTGGTATTCCGTGGATACCTGATCTGAAGTATGAGAAGGGCGAGCTTGCGTGTGCATTATCAGGCGAGGAGATAGATGCCCTACCGCAGGAGCGCGCAGAGACTTTGTCCCGTTTGATATTGGACCAACCGGAGTCGGAGAAGGAAGATCCAATCCAATGGGGTTGGACTCTTCCTGGATGGAGGCGGGTCATGGATAATTGGAAGGATAACAAGATCCATGTGGTGCTTGGTGGTAATCGGAGTTCAAAAACAACTCTAGCTTCCCGTCTTCTTGTGCATTTAGCACAGACTATTCCTGAAGCGGAGATTCGTTCTTTGCATGTATCGGAGGAGCGCAGTATTGCAGACTCCCAACGGTACATATGGGAAGCACTTCCCATGAGGTACAAGCGGGCAAAGAAGAAGAGCGAGAACCATTCCTTGCAGTACACACAGAAGAATGGATTTAATTCCGCCAAGGCGATCCTACCGCCAACCACACCAGGTGCGGAACGGGGGAGTACAATATCTTTTAATAACTATAGGCAGTATCAGGCAGACCCGCAGATATTCGAGGGATGGTCAGCCCATTGCATTCATATGGATGAGGAGGCACCTGAGAGTATTTTCGAGACATTGGTGGGCGGTAGAACCGTAGACTATCATGGACGGGTGCTGTTGACCTTCACGACCTTGCAGGGATGGACCCCATTGATTAATAGTTTATTGAAGGGTGCCGAGACTGTGGAGTCGAGATATAGCGAGTTGATGGGTCGAGAGTTACCTGTTGAACAGATATCCACCAATTGGCCTGATTGTCGAATTTATTACTTTTGGTCTGAGATGTCCCCTTTTGTTGACTACAACGAACTGATCCGAACCTACTCCAAACAACCGCAGGAAGTGAAGCTTGCCCGACTATACGGCATCCCAAGCAAGGCGATGGAGGGGAGATTCCCTAAGTTCAACCGCGATACTAATGTTGTCCCCCATGAACGAATCCCCTTCATCGCCGATCCTACGGTACGATCCACCCGCTACTTTGTATGCGATCCCGGTGGATCAAAACCTTGGGTCGCGATATGGGCGGCAGTCCTGGAGGATGGCACGATCTATGTGTACCGGGAGTTCCCTGATTCATCAATGGGTCAATGGGCATTGCCACATGTGAATGGATTGGGCAAGAGCGTGGGTAAACCAGGGCCTGCACAGCGTCCGCTAGGATGGGGGTATGCCGCATACAAGGAGCATTTCGAGGCTTTGGAACAGGGCGAGGATATATTCGAGCGAATCGTTGATCCCCGTATGGGAGCCGCCACGGTGCGCGAGAAGGAAGGGGAGAGTAATATTATTAACACTATGGCGAATCTTGACTTTGTTATGCGACCCGCACCGGGCGTGGAAGTGGAGGCGGGTATTGCAAAAATCAATGATGCACTATCATGGGATGATACGGAGCCAATGACGGATAAGAACAGACCCAAACTCTTTGTATCTGACAGGTGCGATAATTTTATTACCTCGATGCTTGAGTATACAGGCAGTTCCCGTCAGGAGCATTTTAAGGATTTTGTGGATACTATCAGATATTTAATGGTCAGCGGTCCCGACTATATTGGTGGTGGAAGCCTGATGTGTACAGGTGGCGGGGGATATTGACTTGCCATGTCAACTACAAAAGGTTACATTATGCTACGCATATGCAGTCTGCCGCCGATGACGAATTACTTTATGTCAGTAAAGAGCCTGATGTTGACTATCTTGCGGAAACTTACCGCAGGACTCAGTCGGAGTTGGGCGAATGGTTAGACCGTAGACAGCGCGATTACGATGTAAGAAATTGTCTATGGGCAGGAAAGTCCGATGATTTCAAGAAGCATTCCAATCTGAGTCAAACAGGGGAGGTATTCCCGTGGGATGGTGCGAGTGATCAAGAGATTCGCATGGTGGACAATCAGATAAACAAGTGCGTAGCCATGACTACAAATGCGGTAAGATCCGCACACATCGTGGCAACCCCTGTGGAATCAGGTGATATTGAGCGTGCAAATGTAATATCCATGTTCCTTCGTTGGTTAATGAACTCCAAGATGGAGGAGTTTTACGATCAATTGGAATTAGGATTGAACCACTTTTTCGAGAAGGGCCTGATGGTACATTATGTGTATTGGGACTCCAAGGAACTTAAACAGCAACAAACCATCCGTTTAGACGAGATCGCACAGGCGCTTCCGCAGATTGCAGAAGTAATCCAGGATGGAAGTATGGATGAGGAATTATCCGCCGCGTTAAAAGACCAATTTAAAGTATCCAAGTCCAAGGCAAAAGCGATGCTTCGCGAGCTACGCAAGGATGGCACAACCACAGTCCCCGTTACCCGCCAGGTCGTAAATCGACCCCGCATCAAGGCATTGGCACCTGACGAGGATGTTATTTTTCCTAATTATACAATAGATCCACAGGAGGCACCTTATTGCTTTCATGTATTGCACATGACTCCTGAACAGTTGGAGTCCAAGGTTAACTCTGAAGGATGGGATGCCGAGTTTGTGGAAAGGGCGAAGGATCAAGCCAAGCATACACAGGCAGATAATAGCCTGTATAACATTAGGCAGGAAGATGCGGTAATCCGCGATGATGATGAGACTATTAGAATAGTGTACTGTTATCAAAGACTGCTTGATGAGGATGGAGTTCCCGGTATTTACTGCACAATCTTTCATCCGGATATTCCTGAGTTGTATGCCAAGCATGAACTTATGGATTATGCTCATGGTAAGTATCCATTCGTGGTTACGAAATATGAGAATGTAAGCAAGAGACTTTACTCATCCCGCTCAATCCCTGAAGTGGGAGAACCTCTTCAGCAGGTAGCCAAGATTGAGACAGATGCAATGATTGATCGTCAATCATTAGCAACTTTGCCCCCGCTTGAACACCCTTTAGGAAGACCCCCGACTAAATGGGGGCCGGGAGTGCGTGTGCCATATCGGACACCTGGTGAGATTAGATGGGCAGATACACCAAGGTTTGATGGTGGAAATATAGAAGTCCGAAGATATATACAGGAATTATTCGACCGCTATATGGGTAATAACGCTCCAGGCGTTGATCGAGTGGAAGCGCAGAATAAACAGCAATCCACCATCAATAAGGTATTCAATCACCTCAAATATGTGATCGACCAAGTATGGACGCTGTATCAGCAGTATGGACCCGATGCAGAGTTTTTCCGAGTTACCGGAATGCAAGATGTACAGAAGTTTAGTAAGGGCAGACCAGGCGAAAGATTTGACTTCTATTTACAGTTTGATGTGGCAACACAAGATCCTGAGCAAATGTTGGAGAGAGTAAAAGCAATTGCAGAACTTGCCCCTGCTTTGGATAGATCAGGCACTTTGGATACAGAAAGACTGCTTCAGCTTGCAGTCGGACAGATCATGCCTGGTGCATCTGAGAAGATTATGATCCCCAAGGAGACAGCATCACAGAAAGCGGTGGATGAGGAAAGGCAGACAATTGCTGAACTTATGGCAGGAGTACCGCCAAATGTGCGTCCACAGGATGCACATGAACTGAAGATGCAAGTATTTCAACAGTGGTTATCACAACCTGATATTCAACAAAAAGCTCAACAAGATCCGGCATTGCAGGAGCGTATACAGAATTATATGCAACAGCGTCAGATGCAGATTACACAAAAGCAGAATGCTGTTATCGGCAGACTCGGTGCGGCTCCCACGCAATTCGGACAAACCGCTCAGACAGAAGCGGCTTAGAAAGGGACATATATTATGCCAATGGTAGGTAAGAAGAAATTCGGTTACGGCACAAAGGGTAAAGCGGCGGCTAAGGCTTATGCGAAGAATACCGGAAAGAAGATGGTCAAGCGCAAGAAGAAATGATCACCTATCGTGGCGAGAAATTTTCTTCATATAATTCTCCGAAGCGAACACCAGGTAAGTCCAAGAAGTTTGCTGTTCTTGCTAAAGAGGGCGATAAGGTTCGTCTTGTCCGATTCGGTGACCCTAACATGTCTATCAAAAAGAATATACCCGCACGGCGTAAATCCTTCCGAGCAAGACATAAGTGCGATGAAAAGAAGTCTAAATTAACCGCAGGGTATTGGTCTTGTAAGAAATGGTAAGATGCCAAAGGACGCATGTTATAAGAAAGTAAAAGCACGGGTAAAAGTATTCCCGTCTGCTAGAGCGTCCCAACAGATTGCGAAGTGTCGCAAATCAAAAGGACAGGTAAAGAAGTCCTCAAAAGGCGCATCCCTTAAAAGATGGAAGGACGAAAAGTGGAAAGATACCCGCACAGGCAAACCATGTGGACAGGGTGGTAAGAACGAATATTGCCGTCCAACCAAAAGAGTTTCCAAGAAAACCCCAAAAACAAAAAGCGAAA